AATACACTATCCACCCAAAGTCCTGAAGTTGCTATTGCTCAGAACACTCTCCGACAAGTTTGTCGTGAAGTTCAGTCTGAGGGCTGGGTGTACAATACTGAATACGAGTTCCCGTTTGTGGTAGACACCAACGACGAGGTGCTGATTCCACCCACTGTACTGCAGCTGGACGTGAACAAATACAAGCATCGTGATGACTATGATGTGGTTAAGAGGAACGGTAAGCTGTATGATCGCTATTCTCACTCCTATAAATTTACGGACCTCGATACTCTCTACTGTGATGTGGTTTGGTTCTTCGAGTTCGATGACATCCCTCAGGTCTTCCGTGACTACATCGCTTCACGCTCTTCTCGTATTGCTGTAACCCGCATGGTCAACGACGAGAAAGCAGCTAAGCTGTTGGCAGCAGATGAAGCTCAGCTCCGTGCACTGGCTGTTGAGTATGACACCCAGCAGGCTGAGTACAATGTCTTCCAAGGCCCCGACTTCCGCAACCCTTACCCATCTTACAAACCCTTCCAAGCAGTTAGTCGATAACCATGGCAGCAGTTAATCAACGAATTCAAAACTTTCTAGGAGGTGTCTCACAGCAGCCAGACTTTATTAAGTTTCCTGGTCAGCTTAGGAAATGTGATAACGCATATCCTGATGTGACCTTTGGCTTGTCTAAGCGTGCTCCTGGTGAGTTCGTTGATGAGCTGGTGGGTGCCTCTGCTGGTGGTCAGTGGTTTGAGATCATCAGAGATTCTGACGAAAAATTTATTGGGCAAATTACAACCACTGATATTAAAGTCTGGAACCTTGAGACAGGTGCTGCTCAGACTGTAAGTGGTACTATGACATACCTGGCTGGTGCTACCCAGCCTTACGGTCTCCAGACCATTGGTGACTATACCCTCATCACTAACCCCCAGAAGACCGTAGGAACGACGGGAACTACTGCTACGTTCAATGACAACTACGCCTTTGTTTCAATCAATACAGTGGCGTACAACGCAGAGTACGTAGTTGCTATCAATGGTTCTAATCTTACAGCTACTACCAAGTACCGAGCTGGTGCTTTAAGTGTCGTTAAGGAAGGCACAACTTCTAGTTCTTGGCAGGATTCTGACGGATACCCAGAGTTTGCAGGTAAACAAGAAGTATTTGATGCATCTAGTGGCATTAAATTTACAGTCTTGGTTAATGGCACTACCTATGTTAGTGGCTATAATTCTGATAGTGAGGCAAGCTATAATGCTCAGTTTAACGCAGAAGTAGTCCTGCAAGATCCAGGGTTTAACGTTACTAACGGTCAGACCTTTACTGTGAGTGTTGTTGGTATTAACTACACTGTCACAGTTGACAGCGTTGAATCCTACCAAACGTACTCTGACTCTGGTGTAGGGTTTTATCAAACACCCAAGAACCCTGACAAAGGTACACTGAGTATTAACACGATTCTTGGTGGACTAAAGAGCAGCATTCAGTCTACTTACAGTGGTGTTACCTGTGAGATCATTGGTGATGGTTTGTTTATTACATCCACTTCTAGTTTTACGATTGAGGTAAGGGGTGGTACAGTTAATAACTCATTGGAAGTTATTCAAGAATCAGTCCCCAATGTTAGCAAACTACCTCAACAATGTAAAGATGGGTACATTGCTAAGGTGTCAAACACTGAGGATTCTGAAGCTGATGATTACTTCGTTAAGTTTGTAGCTGACAACGGCACTGTAGGTACAGGTTCATGGGAAGAGACTGTGGCTCCTGGCATCACAGCTGGACTTGATCCGGCTACCATGCCTCATGCTTTGGTCAATAACCGTGACGGTACGTTCAGTTTCCGCTCACTAGACCAAGTTTCCGACCCTGACAATTACTGGATTGACAGGCAGGCTGGTGACTTGACTAGCAACCCTGACCCTACCTTTGTAGGCAAGGGTATCAAAGACATCTTCTTCTACCGTAACCGCTTAGGATTTATTGCTGGTGAAAACGTCATCCTTAGTCAGCCTGCTGATTACTTTAACTTTTTCATCGTTTCTGCAATTACTACTAGCGACGCAGATCCCATCGACATCGCAGCTTCTGACATCAAGCCTGCCTTTCTGAACCATGTCCTGCCTATTCAAAAGGGTCTGGTGCTGTTTAGTGAGTCAGCGCAGTTCATGCTGTTTACTGATTCAGATCGGTTTAACGCCAACACTGCACAGCTCAAGAAGCTGTCCTCCTACGAGTGTAGTCCCACAGTTCGTCCTATCGATCTGGGCACCTCTGTGATGTTCAGTACTGGCAGTGCAGCACACACTCGTGTGTTTGAGATGGTGATCCAGGATGAGACTGTTCCTCCTAAGGTGATGGAGCAGACCCGTGTGATCCCTGAGTTGGTCCCCAACGATATTGATCATTCGTCTAACTCTTCACAAGTTGGACTGGTGACTTACGGTAAGAAGGGTAATTCACAGATCTTCTTCTATAAGTACTATGACACAGGTACAGAGCGGTCACAGTCTGCGTGGTACACTTGGACCTTGACTGGTAGTTTTGTTCACAGCACGTACACTGCTGGTAACCAGTTTATTGTTACCAATCAAAACGGTAACTATACCTTGAACCGTCACGAAATGGTAACGGATACTGTCACCAACAGAAGCTATCAGGTAGGAACTGGCTCTATTGGACGTAGGTTTGAGGCTACCTTGGACAACATGACCATTGCGTCATCCTCCTACGATTCTGCAACAAAAATTTCTACAGTAACTTTACCTTACACTTATGATGGCAGCACCGATATGGTGGCTGTATTCCTCAGCGGTACTGATGCTGGTGTTGTCAGAGTTCCTGACAGCGTTAGTGGTACTACTGCTACTTTTAACGACATTGATCTGACTACAGGCAATGTTGCTATTGGATACAAGTATATCACAGAGATTGAACTTCCTCACTTCTACTACGCTATTGACAGAGGTAAGTACGATATTGATGGTGAGCTACGTATTAACCGTATCAACTTTGAACTAGGCATTGCTGGTCCTATGGAGTTCCATCTTGTATCTCCACAGGTAGATGATTACATCCAGTATGAGTCTGGTATGGAGGTTGATCTGGGTTCATTCAATACTACTCCCACTGCTCCTTACAAGTCTGTCAAAGTTCCTGTCTACAGGAAGAACGAGAAATACACCCTTACTATTAAAATCCCTGACCCCTTTACCGCAACTCTAGTCTCAGCCAGCTGGGACGGACGCTATGACACAAAACGACACATACGTCGGTAAATACATTCAACCATGCACCCCTCAGCTAGCTCTAGAAGTTGGTGAGAATCTGCGTTGGGAAGACATCAGAGAAGTAGAAGAGACCACAGGGCTGACTGCTCCGGCAGCAGTCCTGGAGTCTTACTATCGTTCTGCTTTCTCTGTCTATTTCACTGTGCCCAACGGCAAGGCTGCCGGTGTGGCAGGCGTAACACCAGACAATAAGATCTGGATGTTATGTACTAAAGCCAGTGAAGAATATCCGCATACATTCGTAAGAGAAGCTAGAAGATGGCTTGACAGTCTCCATAACCCATACCTGTATAATCATGCAGACATGAGGAATGAGAGCCATATCAAGTTGCTAAAGCTTCTTAAATTTAAGTTCATTAACTATCGTGTTTACAACGGTGTCCCCCTAATTGAGTTTATTAAATTATGTGTTCAGTAGGACTTGCTGTTGGTATTGCTAGCTTTGTGGGATCTGCCGCGACTGCCGTTGGGCAGCATCAGCAGCAGCAAGCAGCAGTAGCTAGGTCCAATGCTATTGCTCAGCAACGATACCAACAAGATCTGCAGATTGCTGCTGCACGAGATCGAGAAAAAGGACGTGCATATCGGGCAGAATCTAGGGCAGCAACCGCTGCTAAGAATGCCTATTACGCACAGATTGCCAGTAACCAAGCTGAAGCCAACCGGGCTTTAGCAGCACAAAATCAAAAGTTTAGAGAAAGGCAGAACACTGCTGCTTTCCAGTCACAATCAAACATTGCTAAAGCTATTCAACAGCAAGGAAGTGTGCTCGCTACTGGCCGAGCTGGTCAGTCCTTCTTGCTTGCAGCTATGGATGCTGATCGTCAGCTAGGATTTGAGCAAGCTCAAGTTGAGCAAACGTTGTACGATGCTAGCATGGCTAGTGGTGTTGCTAAGGAAGGCATTATGCTGGATCAAGCTTCAGCTAACAACACTGCCTGGAACGGTCTTCCCGCTGACCCACTTACACCTGAAGCCTCATTCCTGCCTATCAAGCCTATCAAAGCCAAAGGACCTTCTGGTCTTGCTCTTGCTGGTAACCTTATCAGTGCTGGAGCTAGTGCCTATGGTACAGGATATTCACTCGACAACCCTTAAAATCAATGCCATATCAAGGTAGTGCCCAGTCCGTTGGATTCAAGGCTCGCCAAGTTGCTGATCCCTCTAGGCGTATGCGCCAAGAAGCGGAGCAGATTAAACAACAAGGACAGCAACGAATCCAAGGGATGGAGACGCAAGCGTCTCAAAGGATTACTGAAATGCAACGTGTTAGTGACATCCAGTCTTCTAACGCTGACTACGAACTCAAAGCCCTTTCTAAATTTAGCAGTACTATAAGCAAGCTAGCTGAAGAACAGGGTGCTAAATACATTGAAGAAGAACGAGCCAAGGGTATGCTGGGCTATATGTCCCGTTCTCCTGAAGAGCTTGAGGAAGATACCAAAGAAGTAGACACAGCTTACAACAAAGGAGCTGAAGTCCACAATGCCATGGGTGCATTGGCTGACAAAGCTCCCAACGTAGAGACTGCCTCTGCTATTCGTCATGGCTCTCGCTACTACAAGCAGGGCTGGGATTTGGCAGCCATGAACCAATCTGCTGAAGGGTTTGGTGCACACCTGCTGGCAGAGCTGAAGTCTAACGAGACTCTTATTCCTGACCCTGCTGGTGGTGATCCCTTTCTAATTAAGGATCACGAAGGCACTGCTCAGTGGGAAGCTGCTGCTCAGTACATCATGCAGCAGTACATTCTCAACAACAACCCTGCTGGCTTAAGTGCTAAAGTGCTGGCAACCAAGATGCTGCCTCAGCTCCGTGATAGCATTAAGGTACAGCGCGTTCAATACGTCACTCAGTACCTCAAGGAACAGGACGTTATCGCTCTTGACGGTGAAGAGAATGTCCTTTACACTGCTCTTGTAAGTAAGAACAGTCCTATTACTCCAGAGGTTGCTATCCAGACGTTTCTCACTAACGCCTCAAAACTCCAAGATGGAGGCTTTAGAGGTGCTCGTGGTCTTGTGATTAGCAACTTTCAAAACATTGCAAAGGATAATCCTAGGCGTGGTAAAGAGCTAGCTTCGATTATTGCTAACACTAAAATTTCTCACCCGTCTGCTAAAGGTGGTCAAGACACTTTAGCTAACATTTTTGGTGATGAGTTTAGTGTTGCATCTCTAGAATCTATTGCTGAGGATGCTGCTCAAAGTAAGTTTACTCAAAGGCAGCAAGGTTTTAAGAGAGAATCTACAGAAGCTTACCAAGCTGCCATGGCCTCTTTTCGAGAAAAAACCCCTTCTGAAACTACTAAACGTGCCCTTGCTGACGCTCACTTGCTAAACTATGGCACAACAGAAGAAGGTAGACGGCATGCGGCTGCTATCCGTGACTACACCCCAATGTTTTTGGATCGGGAAACTTCTCAAGAACTAGCTGATCAATACCAGCTGATCAATCCTGGTGGCAACATTAGTGAAGAGCAGGCTAAAAATTTTGATCAAACAGTTTATAGCGAACTTAAGCGGCAAGGTATTATTGTAGATAAATTGTTTGGTGCTGACATTTCAGGTCAAGTTGACAAAGCTGAAAAAATTGTTGATGCTGCTTTGTATGAGGCATTAGGTAACAACACTCAGCTTAAGAGAAACTCTACTCAGTTTGAACTAGCTCAGGCTGAAGCTCACAAAGATCTAATGAATCTTGCAGCTAGCATGCTGAGAGATGGTCAAGCTAAGTCAGAAACTGAAGCTGTTAACATGGCAGCTAATGATTTAGCAAATGAAATCGAAAGATCACAGCCAAGCTACAAAGGTAAAGATAAAATAGAAAACGGTAAATACACCTCTAAAGCTAAAGTCGGCATGGCTAGGTTTGACCCTAAAGATGCTGATGAGTCTGTAACTCAAAGACAGTCTAGAAGCCTTAGACAACTTAAAACCAACTTACAAAACACTCCTATTGAAACCGCTATCCGAACCTCTTTCGTTCAAGATGAAGCTGATCTTGAGCTTGCTCCTGATGGTCGGCCTGCCGCCTTTTTTTACACAGCGGCTGGGCTAACAGGTGGTCGTTACTCAGCCTACGATATTCTAAACTTTCAACGACAAGCAAAGGGAGAGCTTCCTCTGGACCCCCCTGAAGAAGTCAAGACGATTGACGAAATCCTCAAGGAACGCCCTGATCTGCGTGCTTATGTCATTGCTAATCCTACCCCCAGAAACGTCAGCCGTGTTGTAGAACAGGTTGGTGGCATCAGTCCGCCTAACTTACTCAAAGCTATTGGCTTCAAAGAATCCAGTGGCAACTACAAAGAGCGTAATGACGATCCTCTGACTGGTAATGACAAAGATCCTGCTCTTGGTAAGTATCAGATTCTGTGGTCTAACGTAAGAGCTTGGGGTCAGAAGTACAAGCTAGGCGTACCCGAATCTCAAAACGCTTACTTAAACAACCCTCGCTATCAAGACGAGCTTGCCAACGCTGCCATTTCTGATTACATTCAGCGAGAGCTGCAAGCTACTGGAGGCGACGTAGATTTGACTATTCGTCGTGTTGCTGCTTGGTGGTATGGTGGTAACCCAGACGTGTATAACTCTGAAAACTACGGTGCTGTAGGGGACTACCCTGGCATGCGTGAATACACTAATGCTATTCTTCATCGTTACAAAGGAGGTTATTGATGGAAGATGAACAGAATCTCCTTCCTGTAAACCCTGAAGACATTACAGGTTTGAACAGTGCAGATGCTCGTCAAGCAATGCAGTTTATGACGACTGCTTCTGACTATCTAACTGAAAACAAACAGCAGGAGGAAGGCAAGGAAGAAGAGGAAGAAAAGAAAAAAGAAGATGATCCTACTTTTATGTCTGAAGCAGGCGCTGCTATTGCAGGTGGCGCTGCTCAGGCAGTAGAGAGTATTGGTGGTTTTGCTGAGCTGACAGGTGACACCCTGAAGACTGGTCTTAACAGTCTTGTAGGCAACCCTGTTGATGAGACTCAGAATCCTTTCAGCAATGAGTACATCCAGAACGACGCCGGTTGGTTTGATGTTCCCGATGAGTGGGTACCTGAAAACAAGACTGGACTTGGTCGGTTCTCTCGTGATGTGATTGAGTTTGGTATCCTGACTGCTCTTACTGGTGGTGCTACTGGCGCTATTGGTAGTGGTCTACGTTTGGGTACCCGTGGACTTGCTGCTGCTCGTGCTGCTGGTGCTAGCAAACAGACCATTGCCCGTATGAAGTTCTTTGGTAAAGGAGCTAAAGTTCTGGGAGATGGCGCTGGCGCTGAACTAATCTCTGACAGTTCACAGGAAGCTAACCTGATGAACTCAGTCAATGAGCACATTCCTTGGGCATCCAGCATTGTTAGCAACGCTCTTGCTGTTAACGAAGAGGACAACCCCTGGGCTGCTCGCTTCAAGACTATGGCTGTGGGTGCTGGCATGAACGGTGTCGGTAACCGTATTTATGCATTCATCAAAGGACGCTACGCAGGCTTCAAGGCTCTTAAGGCTGGTAAAACTGTTGAGGAAGCAGAAGATGTTGCTAACACTACAGCAGCTGAAACCTACCAGCAGCTGAGTCTCTTTGATGACGAAGCAGCTAAGGAGATGGCTACGTCTCGTTACAGCCAAGGTAAGGGTATCAGCAACAAAGACCCCCGTGATGAGTACATGAAGAAGTATTTGTCTAAGGATGAGTACTCTAAGTACGTTAAGCAACGGGATGATGATCCTGAAAAGCTTCTTGCTGAAATTGATGAGCAGATCAAAGCTGCTAAGAAAGCAGACGATAAGACTCTACTGAGGCGTCTAAACAAGACCCGTAAAGGGGTTGTCAAAGACGCTGAAGACAAGGTAGACTATGATGCTATCGCTGATGCACGTGGCAAAGGTGAAGGTGATGAGTTTGATTACAACACAAACCAAAGCACTCAGCAAGCTGTAGAAGCTAAGGGTAGGCAGCCTGATCCTTTTGTCAACGGTGAAAAGTTTGATGCCACAGACAAGGCTACTATGCCTGCTACTCCTGATGGTGTCCAACGTAACCTAGCTGAGAGCCTTGCTGATCTTCGTCACGGTGGTAATGGTAAATCTGCTACGTTGCCTGTTAATGAGGCAGCTTTGCTGAACATGTCTCGTGGCGATCAAAACCTGTATAAGTACATCAAAGAAGTGGCTGAAGATCTTGCTACTTCTGTTCTTGAGTCAGGTAAATTCTTTAAGGGCATCATGGAACGCCCTACTTTGAAAGAAATCCAAACTCTTATCTTGCGTCAAGCAAACGAACTCACCTCTATGATTGACGGTGGGCAGAACACAGCCGAAGCGTTTGCAAAGTATTTTAAAGAAAATACAAAAGATTACCGTGTCTACATGGACAATGGTAAAGAGATCGTCACCGCATCTCCTGCTCAAAAAGCAGCTATGCAGCTGGTGATTCATAGTCTTGCTAAGCGTGCACAGGACATTGCTACTGGGGCTATTCACCAATCTGATGGTGTGCACATCCATCGTCAGGCTGAGATGGTCTTTGACTCTATGAAGGTCCTTCTTGTTGAGCACAAGAAGATGGGCTACATGTGGGGTCTTGATGGTCGCTATCAGCAGATTGGATTGATCCCTAAACAGGTAAAGATCAATACCCAAGAAAAGCTAAAGATGGTTACCGAAGAGGTTGACCAGTACATCGAGGAGCTAAAGAAGCTGACCAAGCAGGGTAAGATGGAAGATGTTAAGATGCTTCTGGAAATCCAGAGCATGACTAACAACGTCCGTACCCTTGAGCAGCTGCACGACTTTATCCGTGCTAAGGTCTTTGGTGGTGTTGTAAACGGAGTTCAGATCCGAGGTGAGTTCAGGAAGCAGGTTCAGTCTACCTTCTACAACTCAATTCTCAGTGCTCCTATCACTCCTATCAAAGCAATTTTTGGTACTAACTTCATCGCTGCTTTGCGTCCTCTGCAAGCTTACCTGGGTGCTACCCTAAAAGGTGACGCTAAGACTGCTGCTATTGCTGCTGCTGAGTGGGATGCCTTTGGTAAATCTCTTGGTGAAAGCTGGCAAATGTTCAAGCATAACATGGACCAAGGCTACCACCGCAAGGCACAGAGCTACGACATGAAGTATGACGTAGGTGCTGACATCCAAGAGTGGAGACAGTTGAAGCAGTATATGGACAGGTATGGTTCTCAAAAAGAGAAGTTTGCCTACAACATGATTGATAAGTCTGTTAACTTTAACACTTCTCCTGGTGTCAAGTACAGCCAGAACCTGATGGGTGCTGGCGATGCTATGGCACGGACTCTTATTGGTCGCATGCAGATGCGAGCCATGGCTGCTCGTAAGGTGATTGAACAAGGTGCTGATCTTAAAGATGTCACCAAACTTTCTAGAGAAATTGAAGAAGAGTTCCGTAGCCAAGTCTTTGCTAAAAACCGAGAAGGACGCTACATTGTAACTGATGAAGCAGCTCGGATGGCAGGTGATGAGGCTGCTATGACTCGTAAACTTGAAGGTAGCTTGGGTGGTCTTGAAGCGTTTTCTGACAACCCTTTCCTTAGAGCATTCTTCCCGTTTGTCCGTACAGGCTTTAACGCCCTGGAGGTTGCTTTTGAGCATACTCCTTTGCAGCTTGCCATGCAGAAGCATAAGGACATCTTCAAAGAAGGCATTAGCCTAAAAGAGCTTGCTAAGTACGGTATCCGTAATGCAGACGAGCACGAAGCAGCTAAAGCCTTGTTGAATGGTCGTATGGCTTCAGGTGGTCTAGTAACTGCTATGGCAACGTTCGCTGCTCTGTCAGGTAATATGACAGGCAATATGCCGCTTGACAAAGCCACACGAGATAACTGGAAAGCAAGAGGCATCAAACCTCTGTCCTTCAAAATCCCTGGTACTAACACCTACATCTCTTACGCAAACATTGAACCTTTCAATACTTTGCTCGCTTTTACAGCTGATGTTGTAGAAAACCATGCGGTTTTGGGTGAAGATGTTACTGAGCGTTGGATGCAGAAGATTGTGTTTATGTTCAGCTCTGTGATTGTTGACAAGTCTATGCTGTCAGGCGTCGAAGACCTTGCACGGCTTATGGATCCTGAGACTTCTGGTGATCTGCTTGCTCGTTCTGGTAGCCGCTACCTTCGTTCCCACATTCCTTTTGCAGGAATTAGCGGAGCTTTGGGTGACATTCTTGATGCTACCCAAAAAGAAGCTCAAGAGTTCCATGAAATGCTGCTCCGTAGGGATGTTGGAGCTAAATCAGCACTTAACACTCGCTACGATATTCTAAACAAAGACCGTAGTGGTAAGCCGTTGCTGGCAGCTCCCGATAATCTCATGCTTCGGGTGTTGAACGCTTTCAACCCCTTTACTATCCATTACACAGATGATGATAGTGTAAAACAGACCTTGCTAGAAACAAGGTTTAATCTTCCTCAAACTTTGTCTACCTACAAAGAAGAACCTCTTAACTCTTTCTATATGTCTAAGATGCAGGAGTACCTGTCTAAAGGTGAGCTGCGCGAAGAACTAGAAAGACTGTTTGCTGCTCCTGAATGGCAAGCAGAGTTTGAAGCTTTTAAGAATGGTAAGAATCTAACGTCCGCTAACAATGTTAAGCTGAGTAAGCAGAACTGGTACAGGGACATCGCACGGATTTTTGAAGCTGCTAAAGATAACGCTATTGACCAGTTCTTAGAAGACTATCCTGATTTTAGAGATAAATTTGAAAACAGACAAATCATTGGTGCTCTTAGCGAATCAGGTAGCTACGGTGAGCTTGAGCAATTTTTGGAAGAAACAAAACACCTCCGTTAATCCACCCAACCAGCTCTTAATTACCATGAGTAATGGCAGTTACAAAACAAACTTACGACGCAAACGGGTCACAAACCCAGTTTACGCTTCCATTTGAATACATTGCGAAGGCAGACGTAGATGTCTACATTGACTCTGTCCTTCAACTACAACAGAATACTGCTTCTACTGCCGATCCGACTCACCCGCAAGTTATCTCTGGTGACGTTACTCAGGGCACAGCTCTGATTAACTATACCTTTGTTAATGATACAACCATTGCGTTCAATAGCGCCCCTACCAGTGGGGCGTTTATTTTTCTTGAGCGTACTACTCAAGACTCTTCTGTAGTTACCTTTGTTCCTGGCAGCACGATCCGTGCCCAAGAACTGAACGAAGCTTTGGAGCAAGTACGCTTCATGGCTCAAGAGGGTGTCAATACCGCTAAAGATGGTATGACCCCTTCTAGGGAAAACTCTTTGTCTTTGGATGCACGTGGTCTGCGTGTTGAGCACGTAGCAGACGCTAACACTGACGACGACGCAGTCAACCGTGCCCAGCTGGGTAAGGTGATTACTGATGACCTGTTGGAAGGTGAGGCTATTGACCTTACTGACGTTACAGGTGGTAGCAATTCTAACAAGCAAGTCACCATCTCCGTTGAGGATAGCTCCAAGACTAACAAAGGTGCTGTTACAATCAACGAAGGTGAGGGTATTGATGTAACCTATACCAACGGTAACGCTGTTATTGCTGGTGAAGACAGCTCTAAGACCAACAAAGGTGTGGTCTCCATCAACGAGGGTCATGCTATTGGCGTGACTTACACTGCTGGTGACGCTGTAATTACTGCTGACAAGAGTACTGCATCCCAACAGGGTGTAGTCAAGATTCAGCAAGTTGATGCTGCTAACGTAACCTACACTGCTGATGGTGAAGTTACCGTTGGTGTGGATCGTAGTACTGCATCACAGCAAGGTGTGGTTCGTATCCAATCTACCACTCCTGTAACCACTACCTACACCGCAGATGGTGAGGTAGAGCTGAGTATTGCTGACGGTTCTGTCGACATCAGCAAGATTAAGGCTGACGACATCGTTACAACTGCTGAGCAGAACGCTGGATCTCCCTCTTGGGTTGGTCTGGACGATGCCTTGGCTACTGTTGGTGCGATTGAAAAGCGTCACGATGTGCTGTATCAGAGCACTACACCTACTGGAACTGACTGGCAAGTTGGTAAACTGTGGTACAACCACCCTGGTGACCAAACCCTGTACATCTGGAATGGCTCTAACTGGCTTGGGGTTGTTTCTGGTGGTACGTTTGTCACTCAACCTACCGTTATCTGGGTTGATTCAGTAAACGGTGATGACCAGAACGATGGTCACCGGGTCATTGACCCAATGAAAACCATTAAAGCTGCTGTAACATCTGCTGATGCAGGTGATATTGTGCTTGTGGCTCCTGGTGTGTACCGCGAAGCTGCCCCTATTGACATTACGGTCAACAACCTGTCGATTATTGGTCAGTCTCTTCGTAGCTGTTTTGTACACCCCACCCCTGCTACTGAAGAGAGCACCCTGTTCCGTGTAAACAGCGGTACACAGATTGCTAACTTCTCCATGGCAGGTATGAAGGCTAGCGGTACCCGTGGTGGTCACGCTGTTGATAGTGATTCTACCTACGGTCTGCCCACTAACCAGGGCTGGGCTATTGCCTTCTACCCTAACTCTGTCATCTACAAGAGTCCTTACATCCAGAACTGCACAACGTTCATGGATAGTGGGATCTACAACCACACTCAAGCTGAATACAACGCTAACAACAGCCTTGGCGGTTACTTTGATCCTAACAACGTAAACCAAGGTGGTTTTGGTGGTGACCGTACCTCCTCACCGACTGGCGGTGGTTTGTTTATTGACGGTGGTGCCGTCTCTAGCACGTCTCCCCTGCGGTCTATGGTGGTTGACTCGTTCACTCAGATCAACCTGGACGGTCCTGGTGCGCTGGTGTGTAACAACGCCTATGCTCAGTTCGTGTCGTTCTTCGGAACCTTTACTCACTACCACTGTAAGTCACTAAATGGTGGTCGTGTTAACCTCAGTAACTGTACTACTGACTACGGTCGGTATGGTTTGGTTGCTGATGGTAAGTCTTCTAGCCCTATCTACAGCTCTACTGCTCAGGCTGCTGCCTCTGCAGGTGATACTTATGTAGATATTGCTGTTGCTTCTGCTCCTTCTGGCTGGTTTGGTAGCGGTACACATGCTACCCGTCCTGCTGACGACATGTTGATGGAGATTGGTAGTGACATTTACACTATTACTGGCTCTACTACCCTTGGTACAGAGCAAAATCCTACTGGTTACCGTGTCAACGTTGTTCGTACCCGTGCTTCTAACCGCTCTATCAACGACGGTTTGATCAATGCGGTGTCTCAAGGCGCTACTGTCAACTTCTACTTCCGCTCCTACATCAGCTCTGGTGGTCACACCTTCGAGTATGTGGGCGCTGGTACTGACTACGACGCAGCTCCTGAGAACGGTGGTCAGCCTATTGAAGCTAACCGTGTTATTGAACGCAACAATGGTGCTGTTTGGCAGTCTAGTACTGACCACAACGGTAAGTTTACTGTCGGTAACTTCATGGTTGTGGACCAGAAGTCTGGTCTTTGCACGATCAACAACATCAACGGTCTGGCATTCCCGTCATCTGACGGTCAGCAGAACCAAGTGCTTAGCACTGATGGTAACGGCACACTTAGCTGGCAAGCACTGAACGCCCTTGGCGGTACTGGCTCACAGGTCCTGGTCTCTCCAACTGCTCCGACTGCCTCTTCTTATGACGAAGGTACCCTGTGGTGGAACTCGGATGATGCTGATGGCAGCCTGTACGTCAACTATGACGACCCCTCTGGTGGTGGCGCTAGTGGAAAGATTTGGATTGCAGCTACTCCGCAAGGCGGTGGTAGCGGTGGTGGAATCAACAACCTTAGCGAAGACACCTCACCTGAGCTGGGCGGCAACCTGGATGTCCTGACCTACGACATTGTCTCTAGCAGCAACCGTGACATCGACCTTGACCCCAACGGATCAGGCTCTGTTGTTGTTAAAGGTAACTCGACTCGTGGATCTGGTGACATCACCCTTAACTGTGAGTTCAACTCCCACGGTGTCAAGCTGAAAGGACCTGCACACAGTGCTGGTGCTAACTACACAATGACGCTGCCTACAGCAATGCCTAGCTCGACTGGGCAAATGCTTACGAGTGATACCAACGGTAACCTCAGCTTCGCTGATCCGGTTCCTAACGGTTCAATCAGTACAGCAAAAATTGCAAACGATGCTGTTGACGCTACTAAACTGAATGATACTGGTGTTACAGCCGGTAATTACTCTGCTGCTGACATTACTATTGATGCACAAGGTCGCATTACTGCGGCTTCTAACGGTGTTATTGGCGCAAGTGAACTTGCTAACACTGCTGTAACGCCTGGTAGCTATACACTTGCAGACATTACTGTCGATGCACAGGGTCGGATTACTGCTGCTGCTAATGGTACGGTTCCTCCTGCTGCTGGTACTGTTCAGCTCACAGCCGATGGATCGCTGGCTGATGGTGATCGTGTAATTGTCACTTCTTCAGGACAGGCTCAAAAAGCTGGATTTATCGTTACCCAGCAAACACTTGCTAGTAAAGTCACGTTTGAGCAAGCTGAAGTTGATGAACGCGATTTGTGCATGGTTTCAGCCAACAGAATTGTAATTACTTATAGAGATGTAGGAAATAATAATTACCTTACGGCTATTGTTGGAACCATGACTGCAACTGGTGTTACATTTGGTACACCAACTGTATTGGCAAGCAGCCAAATTCGAGATTCTATTGCGTGCTGCTGGGATAGCTATTGGGATCGAGTAATTGTTGTTTACCATAATCATCAAAATAGTGGGTATCCAGAAATTCGCAGTGTAAGCACTAATGGTAGTGCTATTAACAACATTACAAATGGTCATACTTTTAGAAGCTCTGCTTGTTATGAGTTAGATGTTGATTATGACAATTCATCTAAGACTTTTGCGATTGTATATCGGGACAGCGGTCAGTCAAACCAAGGTTTAATTCAAACAGGTAATTACGGGACATACTCTTTCTCAAGCTCCCCTAGTATGGTGACCACCCAAACAATTAGTAGTGGTGGCGCTAACCCTCCTAAAATTTGCCAGATTTCAGCTAATAAATTTGTTGCAGCATTTTACACAGGACTTGGTCATTTAGATGCCTATGTAATTGAGGTTAATGCCAGTACAAGTTCGATTGGTAGTGTTGGTTCTGCTTTAAGAGTTCATACAGGATCACAAAGTAACTTTGCAAGACCCCATAGTATTGTCAAAACTGACACAAATGCTGGTAATTCAAATAAAGTCATTCTTTTCTATGTACGTGGGACCACTCCCTGCACAAGAGTACTAGAAATGTCTGGCACGACTCTATCAATGGGTAACGAAAGCACTGTATGGAATTTTTCTAATATTTATGCAGATGGAGGTCGGATGGCATTTAATCCTGATACTGGGCATGTAATGTTGCAAATGGGTTATACACAAAGCGGAACTTTCCAAACAAGACTATACGAAGGTGTTTATTATTCCTCTAGTAATTTTGTTTCTTGGAACCAAGGTGAAGTGAATTTTGGCTATAACACTTATGGTTGGTATGGTATTGCCTATGATGAAGGTACAAATAGAGCACTTACTACTGCTAAAGACTCGACAAACAACAATTATGGTGTAGTTCATCACTATACGCCTAGAGTTTCAAATTCTAACTTGACCTCTGAAAATTATATTGGGATAAGTGACGGAGCGTATAGCAATGGTCAAACAGCAACTATTCAAACTGTGGGTTCTGTTGATGACGCACAATCTGGTTTGACACCAGGCCAAACATATTATGTGCAAACTGACGGTACATTAAGTACGACAGCAGGCTCTCCCTCTGTAGTTGCTGGTACAGCTGTTGCAGGAACAAAACTTATTATTAAAGGTTGATTTATTTATGAAAACTCTTGTCCGAAACGGCTCGAACGTTTCCCTTTACATTTTTTCTGATGAAGAAAGTGTGACTGTTACTGATACTAATGTTGTTGTAGGCGATCCTGAAAGACTGATTATTGGTGACTGCAATTCTAGCAATGTAACTTTGTTTACTGGTGTCACTAATCCAGAAGCATGGCAAGGCTGGAAATATCTTTATACTGATGCCGATGGTTGGACAGCAAACCCCACCTACAGTGAATAATGGCAGCAATTAACTTTCCGGGTTCGTCCTCATCTCCGTGGACGAGCCCTAGTGGTGTTGTGTACACCTTCTCAAACGGTAAATGGAGTGCTGCCCCTGGAGGGGGCGGCCTCTCCGTTGCCGAACAACTTGAAACTCCGCAGTCCATCACTGCTGATAAAAACTACACGGGTTCCACAAACTACGGTTTGATGGGACCTGTTATTACTGTTGCTTCTAATGCAACCGTTACTGTCAGTTCTACTTCTGTTCTTACAATTATCTAATCATGGCACACGGAAAAATCCGCGTTAATACTCTTACTTATGACACTGGCAGTGGCGATGTAGATGTTGCTGTTAGTGGAATTCCTTCGGGAAGCGACATGGCTGCCAAGGCTCCTCTTGCAAGTCCTGCCCTCACTGGTACTCCTACAGCTCCTACTGCTTCTTCAGGCACCAACAATACTCAACTTGCAACTACTGCTTATGCAGACAACGCAGCTTCTGTTGCGGCTGCGGGTGTGGTATCTAGCGCCCCATCAACTCTCGATACACTGAATGAGCTTGCTGCTGCTCTTGGTGATGACGCCAACTTTTCTACAACTGTAACTAACAGTATTGCAGCTAAAGCAGCTCTTGCAGGTGCAACCTTTACCGGCGACGTTACATTAAACGAAGCCCTCTCGATTGAAAGGGTTAAGGAAAAAACTACAATTACTACTACTTCTGTACCTTCAACCGTCGATTTTGATGTAAAAACTCAGGCTGTCCTTTTCCAAACCGGCAGTGTTGGTGGTGATTGGACGTATAACATTAGAGGTGATGGTAGTACAACTTTGAATAGCCTGATGGCTACTGGTGAAACACTCACTGTTGTTGGTATTATCGCTTTTGGAACTAATGTCCATAAGCTTGGCGGTGTCCAAATTGATGGCACTTCTTCCAACGTATTTGTTAGATATGTCGGTGGTGCACCTACATCTAACGTAACAGCAAACGCGATTGTAACTACAACAATGAGCGTAATTAAAACTGCCGACGCTACATACAATGTGCTTGTGTCTCAGGCTGAATATGAGGCTTGATTATGTCCCCTATTCTTTCTAGTCTTACATATAATTGGACAAGCTTTGGAGGCGGCGTTGACGCTTGGATTGCTACTTTGTCCAACTCGACAAAAGAATGCTATGGCAACGGTGTTGCATTAGATTCGGCTGGTAACGTATATGTTGGTGGTACTTCTATCGAGGTAGGCCATCCTACTTATGACCGTAGGGTTTACTATTCAAAGTTTGATTCTACGGGTGCATTGCAGTTCCAGAAATTGTTTGGTGATGGCGGTATGAACCACGGTAATGATATTGCTCTTGACAGTAGTGGAAACATTTACACTTGTGGTGATCACGAAAGCAATGGCTACAGACCAACATTAGCCAAATTTACTTCAGCTGGAGCTAGATCAACTTCGCATAAAATTAACAATGATGGTGAGTTGACTACTCTTAAAGTAACAAGCAATGGGACTCGGTATCTTGCGGGTAACATTAACGGCACTAACTGGCCTTTTAATAGCAACAACCGGCAAGGTTTTATTCTTAAAGTACTTCCAAACGGTGCCGAGGATTGGTGGCGTCTTTTCTATAATGGTAATAATAATGTAACTATTACGCCACAGAAATCATTTGAGATTGATAGCTCTGAAAATCTCTACATGTGCTTTAAGGTCCGAAACCATGATAAACTCTCTGTAATTAAGTATAATTCGTCTGGCAACCAAACATGGCAAGTTACGCTTCAGGGTTTTAATGGTAGTTACTGTGAAACCTCAGGTTTAGCCATTGACAGCTCTGGTAACGTTTACGTTGCTGGTAATGAAAACGACAACAGTAACGGCATCTACAACGCTTTTATAACTAAGTTTAATTCTGCTGGTAATTTGCAGTGGTCTAGAAAAATTAGAGACGTTTTTGCAAAAAGCCTTGAAACAGATAGTTCTGGAAACGTGTTTATGGTCGGCTTAGACGCCAGCAACAACATGCAACTTGTTAAGTGGAACTCTTCTGGTTCAATTCAATTCCAGCAAAAACTTTCGTCAAATAGGTCTGAACGTTTTGAAGACATTGCTATTGACAGTAACGATAATTTGTATTGCAGTGGTTACTCTGAAAAATTAAACACCAGAGCCCACGTTGTTCTTGTTAAATTGCCTGGAGATGGATCAGTACTAGGAACTGCATCACATTGGACTTTGTCTAACACCACACATACGGAAACTTCGCACACGTGGAACAGTGCTTCCGCTACTGACTCAGTAAATACTTACAACTTTGCTATTAACTATCAAAACGAAACTAGCAAATCAGTTAGTAACTCGTCAAACGCATCCAGTCTTACTACATTTTAATTAAATGATCACCCTTATCCGCCCTATTCTTTTTTCGTTTATCAACTCTGACAAAGTTAAACGTTTGGTCGTAGATCTTTTGACCAAGCTTGCCGAATCTACCGAAAATTCTGTAGA